ACCTTTCCGGGTTTGGTTGGGTGTTTAAACTGCTTGTGGGAACCTTTGGTGTTTTTGTGATACCAACCATCAGCAAGAAGTATTTTTTCTATTTCTTTTGCTGTCATTCCGTTCCCTCCTTACAATTATATTATACGCATAATGCGCGTAAATGTCAAGAGGTTTTTTGGTAAACACCGCAAAGAACAGCGGTTTTTATATCACAGTCGCCCCCAAGGGAACGGGGCCGAAGAAAAGGAGACTGATTATGGCACTGACCAGACGAGCCCTCAAAGCTATGGGCATTGAGGACGAGAAGATCGACGAGATCATCAACATGCACACCGAAACCGTGGACGGCCTGAAAGCCGACGTGGCGAAATACAAGGCCGATGCGGAAACCCTGCCCGGTATCCAGAAGCAGTTGGAGAAGGCGCAGGCTGACCTTGAGGCTGG